ACTCATGTCTTCTTTCTTTTAATTGGGGGCTGGTCAAGAAACCAGATCATGTAGGTCTTGGTGCGGTGGTCTTTCTTCTGACGTACCGATACCTTAGCAGACAGCTCACGGAAGGTAAGAAAGCGCGTGGCGGCTTTGCGGACTGCTTCGAACTCATGGTCTGGGACTTGCATGGCCTCGGCGAACTCAAGCAGCTTGGTAAAGTGCTGGTCATACATGGTGGTGCCTTTGCGAGAGCTAGCCGCCACCGGAGGAATGGGGACAAGGCGTACGTTTTGCTGGCCTTGCATGAATGACATTGGCTTGGTCATACCTTAATTCCAAAGCGCTTTAAGTCAGCAACCATGATTACATCTGTAGCTGGGTGAATCTGGCTAGCCTTGTACTTGGGGACTCTTTGCATCTGTGATAGTGCCTGCATTGCTTGAGCAGTAAGGCGCACCGCTTCTTCCTCTAAAGTCTTGGCCTTGATTGGACTGTAAGGACTCTTGTGATTGCAGTTAGGGCAGGTCAACCACTCAGTGAATGGCTCTGGTGCTGGATTGCACAGCAACATCCCAGCTCTACGCAAGAGATCAGGGTCCAGTAAAATCTTTTGCCCTTTCTCCAAGGTTGCAGCTGCTTCCTCAAGTAGGGTTCTCACTTGCTTCTTTTCTTCGTGCGGCGTCATGGCTTAATCCTCCTAGTCCAATAAAGTGCCCGCTTACGGCCACGGGCTCCTCGCATTCTTGGCAATGGCTTAAAGCGAAGTAGCTTCCTCATGATCTTGAGGCCAGCATCTGAAACAAAGAGATGAGTGGGAGTTACTGCTTGAGTATTCCACATGGCCAGCATCATGCTCTCCATACTGGCTAAATCTAGTTCGCTCATTGCTCAAGTACCTCTAGTGCTGCATCAAGGGCTTCAGCCCCCAACTCCTCGCGCTCTACGAAGCGCATAACCGACTCAGAAGGCGAGTAACTGGCTCTGGCCTGCCTTCCCCCTATCTCAACCCGTTTATTGGCTTTAATCACGATTAACTCAACGCCATGCACGGAGACTCCGCTCTCAGCCAGTATCTCAAGCGCCTCACGTCGAATCTTTGCCCAGCCGTGCTTGTCTGACTCAGGCAGCTCAATGCGGAGCTTTACTTGGTCACCAGCCTTGAAGCGCTTACGCTCAAGCTCGCGGAGGCTCTTGACCTTGACCACAGTGCGACTGATCGTCTCAAAGTTCAAGTCATAGGCTCGGCGGTCTTTCTCAATGAGGACACAACGAGGCTTGAAGTTGTCACCAAAGTGGACGTGGTAAGGGCTACCGACATACTCAACCCCTTTGATGACCTGAGGCACGTGAATATCACCACTGTAGACCTTGGCGGCATTAAGCTCAGGCAAGGGCTCACCCTCCATCTCTTGCCCATTGCTGGCAATTGAACCTGATACGGTCTGGTGCATGAACAAGTAGTCGTAGTGGCTAAAGTCCATACCCTCCCAGTCCTTGGCAGGGTTCTTTGAGTAGGGGAGGTAATACGCAAGCGGACCAGAGGTATCGTCGTCCTCGGTGGGCTTGGTCATGAACTTGATATTGGGGAAGGTATTGAGGAACTTGAAAAACTCTTGGTCTTTCTTTAGCCAGTCGTGGTTACCGGCAATCATGCGGATGTTAGCCACCTTGAGGCTTGTGAGGCTAGTCACGATCTTGTTGACTAGCTCCGCACTGTGGTTGTCTTTGGCATCTGTGAGGTCACCAAGAATCAGCAATGTCTTCACTCGATTCTCGGCGATCTGCTCATTCAGCCAAGGGAACAGGTCAAACCTGTAGGCGCACGCGGGGTTTGCTACTAGATGTAGGTCGCTGCATATTAGGGCTGGAAGTTGCATAGAGGGTCACCATTCGTTGAAATTCGGGAGTCAGGATACCAGCCTTAACTACCGCCATTGCGTCAGCTAAGTGCTCGTTCGCTTTAACTATACTGCCGGTCTTTCGGTTATGGGCACGAAGCCACGGAGCTTGTGGCCACTCCTTAACTGCCCACTCAATGATCTCGTCCTTACCAACCTTACGATTGGCTCCGAACAAGCGCTTGACCTCCATTGGTGACACTTCAATGATGGGGAGAGGACAAGAGCCCAAAACCCCCACAGCAATACCAAGGGCACGAGCTGCGGCCGCTGACTGTGAGCCAGATGGCACCTCGGCAAAGGCAATAGTAGACCCAGCGGCAAAGGTGCGGAGGGCAAAGGTCAATTCCTGAGCCCTCCGCAGGTCGTCACTACTCTTACGCACCACCTTGCGATCGTGGCTCTCCGTCTTAACCAATTGAAGGTCTAAGCAAGCTACTGTCCAACCTTTAGAGGTCTGTTCTAGTCTCACTCTTGCTAGCCCCATATTGGCGAAGGCTGCATCGATTGCAATGGCGTTGATGTGCATTTAGTACTTCCGACTCTTTGGCAAGAAACCCACTTCGACTTTCTGCCACTCCTGTTTCACTAGCTTGGTCAGGGTAGTACGAATCTCACGCACTTCCTCACCCCCCTTATCGCGCAAGTTGTTGATGCGAACCTTGTAGCCAGCTTTGCTCATGCCTAGCTTGTCCTTCAGCAACTCCTCGCGCCCTACCTCAAGCAACCACTCTACGTTGGCTGTCAGGTCGTCAATGCCATAGCCGAAGATGATTGGGTAGGCGCATTGGCGGAAAGGCAAACCCACCTTGTTCTTCTTGACGTTGACTTTGACGTTGACGCCAATAATGCGGTCCACCCCTTGCATAGTCTTCTTGATCTTACCGATCTCAGCAAGCCAGACAATGTGTGAGGCATAGAAGTCGAGGGCTTTACCACCACTACGAGTCTTTGTCTCACCAAAGGTCACGTTGAGCTTGTCACGAATCTGGCTAACCACGATGAGGAGCACATCTAGCTTCTCAATGCGGTCAATCAGCTTGCGGAACAACTCACCGCTTTTCTTGGCCTTAGCAGCTCCGAATGAGCCCTTGTCAATCTCTCGGCTCATTTCAGCGTCATCACTGAGGGCGTCAAAGGAGTCAAGGATATAGAGTCCAGGTTTACCGTCTTTCTCACGGGCGTCAAGGAAAGCCACGGTATCGTTGTACCAGTCCTCTACTGTCCGCATCTCTTTGTCTTGGCCAAAGTCAACGGCATCGATTGGCATACCCAAGGCCTCAGCGTACTTCTCGTCGAAAGCAGACTCCGACTCAGCATAACGAATCATGCCAGTGGGGTAGCTACGATGGAAGTTAGCACAGGCCTCAATTGCTAGCAGGGTCTTGCCACTAGAGCGATCTCCCACAATGTTGGCAACCCGCCCCAATACCCAACCACCACCCAAGGCGCTGTCCATAATGGCACAGCCTGAGCTAACGAACTGGAGATTGGACTTCTCCTCTACGTTGGCGAAATAGCTAGAGGCCTCTCCCTCGGCTGGCTTGAGTTTTGCTCTGCCACGTGGCTTAATCTCTGGCTCTGGTGTAGTAGCTCGTTTAGAACGAGAAACCCCCTTCGCGGGGGTTTCCTTGGCTACCGCTTTTCTTTTAGTGGTAGCCATGTTTTAATCCCTCCGTTCGCGCATCTTGCGGAGGCGTGAGGCTGAGTCGTCTTCGTCGTCATCACGCGAGGTAGAGCGGCGCTCAGTCTTGCGTTCTGCTTTCTTCAACTTCATCTCGTCACAAATCCAGTCAGCCAAGTCTTCGTCATCTTTGGCCTCCGTGGGGTTAATGTCCAGCTTCTCTTGGTCAATTAAGTCCTCAAGCTCCTCGACGGTCATTTCGTGGATTGACTCCCAAGTGGGCGAATCGTCCTTTGGTGCTTCTGCACGGCCTCGGCTACGGCTTGGTCGGTCTTCATCAGCATCATCACGACCACGACTGCTTCGACGGTCATCATCGCGGTCACGATCACTAGAGCTATCTTCGCCACGGCGGCTCTTCTCTTTGTGCGCTCCTGCGCCGTTAAAGGCTTTCGCAATGTGGTCATAGTCAAAGAATTGCAGTTGGTCTGGAAGTGGGTTGTCGATGGCGTAGTCTAGCCACTCGTCTTTACCCAACGGAGTAGAGCGGCGGGCAATAGCCATGCCAAGGTACTCAGTACGTGCTTGAGCGCCTTTCTTTTCGAACTCAATGTCAAAGCCTTCTTCTGGATGGTCAATTGGCAAGACTTCACCTGACTGGCGATCAACTGAGACCTTGACGATATCGCGGTCAACAGTCCAAGGCATTGCCCAAGCCTGTACGCCCTCTTTCTCGTGATCACGGTCAATCAAGTACACCAGCACCCGTTTCTTAGCGTCCAGCTCCTTGGCATACTTCTCGTCTTCCTCACGGCGAGCAATATCACGTTCCTCAGCAATTGGGTCTGGCTCACCCTTCATCTTCTGCAAGCAGAGGTAAGAGCCACGGTCAGGACCTACACCATAGTGGACGTAGATATCGTGACCAAAGTGCTTTGCACCTTCCCAAGTAGGAGGCAAGATACGGATGCGGTTGTCGCCATCATTGGGCTTCCACATCTTGATGTGATCCTTCAAGATCTTGTCGAAGTCATTGGCACCTTGACTAGCACGGCGCTTGGTATCGTCTGCGCTACGGTTACGGTACTCAAAGCCACGGCCACCGCGGCTAGAGCCACGATCTGAGTCGTCACGATCACGACCTGAGCGGCGGGAGCCACGGTCTTCACGGTCTTCCTCACGATCACGACTGCGACTTGGGCGGTCTTCGTCTCGGCTACGGGAGCTACGGCTGCCAGCGTCACGATCGCGACTGCCTCGGCGTTCTGAACTACTCATGGTTTTTGCCTTTCATATTGGTCTTTAGATTTAAAGTAAGCGGCGCTCACTAGTCGTGCCGCTAGATATACAGCCAAGAGGACAAGAAGTCCCGAGGCCATGTATTCGGTGAAGGTCATTCAGCAATTCTCCTTCGAGTTGGTGTTCGTGTTTCCTCGCGCGGAGCTTCTCGACTCTCAGCACGGGGGCGGGAGCTTGCTACTCTCATAGCTGCTCTGGTATCGTCTTGGACTCCTGCATCGCTCTGACCTACCCAAGCTGGACGATCGGGGCGCTCTTTGCGATGATGAGACTGTAGGGCAAAGTATTGAGAGGCATACAGGTCGGCTAGTGTCTTGATGGAGTAGCCTTTCTGCTTCCATGCTGACAGCAAGCCATCCCAGCGCTCATGCTCTGCTCTTGCCGCTTGGTAGTGTTGCCAAGCCCTCACGCGCTCGGGGGCACGGTAGAGTTTCGCCTGCACCGCTGCCACGGTTAGCTTTGGGTCATCCTCACGAAGGTCATCTGCTCCTCGCGCCTCGGTCTTGGCTAGTTCTTCCTTAGCCTCAAGCATGCGTGAGTTGCGTAGAGTCGTCTCGTGAGAGATCTGCTCTTGCAGCTGGGCATGTATTTCCAATTCGTCATCGAGTCGATGCTTGTGAATTGGAAGCATGGTCCTAAACTGCTCATATGTAATTGCCATTAGGTGCTCCTTCAGCTCTAGATATACCCTTGTTTGCTTTAATGGTTGCCAATCTCTTAGCAACCGCTTCAGGGCTTT